GTTTCGCCTTGCAATACGTTTAAAAACTTACAAGCGCCTGTGCGGTGTTTAATAAAATATTCGTTATTATACTTGGTAGCACTAACAGCTTGCGGATAATCTGCAACACCGCTATTCTTAGCACCAACCGGACTACGTCCAACCCATGCCGGAATATCAAGAACCATACCATAGTCCATAAGAGCATCCATCCATACCAATACTTGATGTCGTCTTTTCTGCGCGGCATCAAGTCTAGCTTGATACACTTTAACATGATCAACTTTGGTATGCTTGGGATTTCCGTTCTTATCTAGTTTAGGATGACCTGATTCATCTAGTTGTGGAACTAGTTCAATACCCTTGGCAACTGCTTCGGACATACGTTGTGCAACTACAGGGCCAGTAGGATCATTCCACTCACCTTCCCACACACCTTTACCAATCTGGAAACCACCTGAATCACCTAACACCCACGATGTTGACCGGTCACGTTTACGAAACATGTCTTCACCTTCGTCTGGTTTATTAAGATCTAAGTTAGCATGACCAGCAGAGTACAAACACCACTTGTAGTAGAATTCACCCATCTCTGGTTCTAGATAGTTAAGACTATCCATACCGTGACCCCATGCTTTTGGCATTCTTGCAGGTTCTACATAGTTACCATAGTGCTGTTTTCCTATGAAAGTTGCGTAAAACCCCGACGTAGCCGGCAAGAAGTAAGCATAGTCACTTTGTGTAGCTGTCAGGTTTTTGTTCATTATTTAGATTGTGCTGGAAGAATGTAGTCGTATTGAGCAATACCGCTGTCTACAGTGATCTGCAACGCACCTGCATCAGCAATACGTACAGTTTTATCACCAGCTAAGTTAAGAATGCTCATAACTTGCACAACCGGCCAAGACCAAGTAGACTTCAATTTTCCACTTACATTTGATTGGAATGTAAATGATCCAGCGTGTGTACTAGCATCTCCAAAGCTAAACACTAGGTCGTTTCCGTCTGTCTTAACTTGGAACACGCTTTCTTCACTGTGTGCCTGCGCTTGGAATTTTAATTTCTGGATACTAGCAACTAGCGGTTCAAATTCGATATCCCACTTGGCACCTTTAAACTTAACTGACTTTAACTTTTCGTTAATAATGTCTTGATTCATAAAACGATAGTCGTTTTCAAAGTCACCTGTGCTGTTTTGAAAATGCAAACCAGTTGGAATGTCTTCACCGTTGCGGTTTTGTTTAACTACCCGAATGCCAGCACCTTCTTTGTACTCTGGGCACTTTAAATGTAGATCTAGTTTGTTTAGGTTAGGCATACCAAATGTGCCCTCAAACTCGTCTATTGGGTTATGTGTCTTAGCGTTCAAAATAACTGAACGATCTTCAGCCATTGATTCGATAACAGTTTCTGCTGTTGATGCAGAAACCTTAACTAACGGCAAAAAGCCTAGGCTGTGTGTATGTGCTACTAAATCTTGTAAAAAGTCTTTCATGAGAATCTCCTGTAAATGTAATTATATTTAGATCTGTGTTTAAAGTCAAGTGTTTTTTCTTACTTTGTTGTTATAATTGATGGCAGATTCCACCAATGTTGCCGGCGCACCTACTGCATTTGCCCATTGTACAAATGCTGTAGTGTCTTTGGGAAAACAAGCTCCTCCCCACCCGTATTCGCCATCCGGTCCCGGAACCATTGTATGGTCTGCACCAATACGTTGGTCCAGGGCAATTATTTGCCTAACAGTATCAAAATCCATACCAGTCTTTGTACATAGGTCAAATATCTGGTTAAAAAAAGATGTCTTTAATGCTAGGAAACTGTTTGCGGCATATTTTACCATACATGCTTCTTCAATAGTGCAATGGAACACTATACTACAGTTTGGTAATGTAGTTTGAAATGCTTCGTGCCAAAAGAATTCAGGATCTTCGCCACCAATAATAATATATTTTTGAGTTAAAAAATCTTGATTAGCACTCCTGGCCCTTAAAAATTCGGGACTAAACACAATGCTATGATCATTATATTGGTTAATAATAGATTTAGCAACTTCTGGAGTCACAGTACTTTTAATTAGTACAGGCATGTACTTTGGCACAGTTTGCAAAATATCATGTATTGCATCGATGTTGCATGTACCATCATTATTAGTGGGTGTTGGCGCACAAATAATAAGTCCGTCTGCATCTATATTATGCTGTATTTTTTCTTCATTGTATGCTGGATCAACAATAGTTAAATCGTGTTTATTCTTAAACGCATTAACAACTGCCTTACCAACAAATCCATATCCCGCAATAATAAATTTCATATTAGAACTCGAATAAACTGTTAAACGTATTCTTTTCTTCAGTGCTAGTAATATTCCAATTTAGTACACCAATGAGGTTTCCTAATTTCTTATCAATAATAGTAGCCTCCATTTCGGCATGATCAAATGGTAAGTCTTTAAACCATTGTGGTAACCGTAATTCGTCAACTGGATATGCCACTGAACTATATTCTAATGGGTTTTGTTTAAGTTTGCAAACAATAACTTTAGCACCGTCAGTAACACTCATTGAATACTTGTCATCAAACATACGCTTTAGAGTATTCCAGTTAAGACTTGCTCGAACATGTCCGGGCATGTTAGTTTTGCCTGCTTTTTCTTCCTTACCTCGATATGCTGAAATGTTATTAGCACGTTTTGGACTACCTTTTTCCCAACCTGGCCGTGCTTTAAAACGTCCACGGAATTCAGTAATATGATCTAGCACATCTTGTTCTGTAGCACCAGTTAATACTTTTTCCAACACATCACTTAAGAAGTCTTGGATAAATTCCGGCGTATCACTACGCTTCAAGTCCAAGCCCATAGCTTTGATCTTACCTGGCTTGCCATCTACATCTGTACGTTTGCCTTCTTTATCATAATACAATACAGCATAACGTTTCTTAGTAATGAACAAGCCTTTGATAGCAACGATCTCTCGACCAGCTTTAATAACTTCACCACGGCTTTTTGGACAATGGAATGTGTCTAGCATAAATTGTGGGAATGTAATGTTAACTTCGTCGGCAATTTGATCGTATAGTTGTATAACAGAGTCTTTAGTCCAAGGGATTAATCCTTTTTCGATATCCTTCTGCAAAGTGCGATAAGCACTAAAATAACAACTGTCAGTGTCACCATATATAATTGCCTTTCCTCTATAATCATACTCACCAGTAATGATGTCATTCACCTTACCGGCCATGTGTTTAACAATCTGTCGACCAGTTAATGTGGTACTTTGTCCAATACGTTTGTCAAAGAATCTACAGCCTGGATTTAGAATAGCACCATACAAACTGTTCAAGTTAATCTTCTTAACTAACTGTCGTTTGTCCCAGTACTCTTCTTCAATTTTGTTACCTGCTTTGATAGCATCTTTGAGTTTGGCCTGCATTTCTTTACGTTCAGCATACCAACGTTTGAGTAGACCTGGGATAATGCCTTCCTTCTCGTAAGTAAAGATAGTTCCGTTAGCACTAATAACCCACGGTTGATTACTTTCAAATATTAAACGATATACTTCTGCGGCACTTAGTATATCGGTATCTCCGTTTTCCCAGTCAATAGTGATATCAGTACCAATTTCTTGTGCCATTATTGCTTCGTATTCTAAAGTGCCAAACATACCTTCCCACGCAGCCGCAAAACTTTTACCTTTAGCGATCTGCTCGGCGATAAATTCATCTGTTTGTGTTTGACGTAGTTGTCCAACAATAGTTTCCGGGCCCATGTTCAATGCTCTAATTGCGCTTGGATATAGACTGTTAATATCTAATGACCCAATCCAATCTTGAATACCTTCTTTAGGATATGCAACATACGCACCAGCGGCACCATCGTTGTCTTCACGGTCATCCATTTTAGTTCTGTTAGGAACTTGCATACCCCTTCGATGGCATTCATTAATAATAGCTTGTTCTGTTACTGCTACAGCACCCATTGTAGTTTGCAGTAAAACAGTACATTCGTGTGCCAGTGTATTGGCAAGATCCATGAACTTTAATTTCTTATCTAAATCGTCTAACAATTTGCAGTCATTAATGTTGTATTCAACGAATGTTTTAAAATCGTTGTTATATAATTGGTCAAGCGTACCTTCGTATTGTGTTTTACGTTTACCTAACTCATATTCCGCAATAGCGTCAAGTCTATAACTGTGGCGTTCTTCATACGTATACTTACGGTACAGCTCAAGATAGTCTAAGTGAACGCGACCAATGTAGTCATAGGTTACACTATCACGACCAAATTTTTCATATTCCCTACGCTTGGGAAATTGATCAAACAAACAAAAACGTCGAGTATCTTCTTTGCTTAGTATTTTAGTTACTCTGTTTGTAGTGTAGGGAATATCAAAGCCTTCGCTGTTCCACCCACTAATAACATCTGCATCTTTAATCAGGTCTAAAAACATATCTAACAAATCTGCTTCTTTTTCAAACAGATATGTATTAGGAAAGTCTTTAACCATTTCCTTAGCATCTTCCATCTTAAGTTTCTTAGGAGGAACAGCTAAACAAACCATTGTTTCCATCCATTGTAGGTAAACAGCAATTGCAGTAATTGGCATGAATGCATCGTCGGGACTTGCATAGCCACGCTCTGGATCAAAGTCTACCTCAATGTCGAAAAATGCTACATTTAGTTTTGGAGCATCTTGATTAAGATAGTGTTCACTTAGTGTACTAAAGATCGGATTAATATCTGCTTCAAATAACTGCTTACCCGAGTTAATTGCTTGTTCTTTACGTAACTCTTTTGTATTTTTACAAATTACACGGTTTACTGGATCACCGTATATTGATTGAAATTTGCCGCGTGGGTCTTTGTAATAGAAAGTGTGCTTAACTGGAATATCTCTAAATTCCCGTTCTCCTTTCTTGTTGCGTTCGACAACTTTAATAACATCGTTACTACGGTCAAACCATGCGTCTACATAGCTCATTTATTCTCCTCATGTCAATTCTGGCTGACAAACACCTATAAAGCGGATTATGGCCCGCTCTGCCCTTATACTATAACAGATTTAGATACGTTTTGTAATATCCAAAATTGCTTCAATTTCTTCCCAATCTTCATTATACTGACTCCAGTCTCCCTTGTGAGCAATCTTAATCGCCTTGTTAATCACACTAGGTTTAAGTTGCAATTCTTCTGCAACTGCTTTAACTGTTTCTTTCAAGCCTTCTTGTAAGTC